TTTTAAAAGGACAAACAACCATTCCTAGTTTATTTGTTCAAATATTTAAAAGCGATTCATTAATCGCTCAAGTAGTGTTAAGAGATGGAATGATAGATACAAATGATTCTATTGTAATATCAGACGCATGGTTGAGCGACACTAGTGTTACAGCAAGAATGTTGTTTTCTTATACAAACACAAGCTCTTTTAAGGGCGGATTTACTAGACCTATATTATATCAACCAAATAGTCAAAAACCATCTATCACGAAGAACTTATTTGACAAGAACGATGTAATTAAAGGAATTAGGGCTGATGTCAATGGATTGGTGGATGCGACAAATGCACAAACATCTAATTATATCGAAGTTACACCAAATACACAATATTATATAACTAATGTTATTGGATTATCAACATGGTATACAGGTGCATATTATGATAAAAATAAAAAATTTATCTCTCAACTTAATATAAGTGGTCGTTTCCCTACTAGCGGAACAATTACTACACCTAGTAATTGTTATTATATAGTATTGAATATTTTAGTTAATAACAATTTAGTTAATGTGAATGAGGTTATGATGTCGTTGGGTTCTACTCCAATTGATTATGAGCCATTTGAAACAATTGAAGTTGTTGACTATGAAATTGTTGATGATGACATGACCTACCCACAAATATCAATGAATGTTGACGGTGATTATGAACAAGTTACTACGCAAGGCTATCAATTGTTCGATGCTAGTAGATTGCTTACTAAATCTCAAGGTGGTGCAACACTAACAAATAATGGAGACGGTTCATTTACAATTAGTGGTAGTGGGAATTTAAGCGGAAACTTTGAACAAAGATATGACTATACCCACGAAGATACTTTAAAATTACTAAAGGTTGGTAAGTTAAAGTTAAAAAAGACAAATTGGATTAATCCAGTCTTAGAGATAGGTATATTGAATACCTCGACGGGTTCATGGGTTCGTGGCAAACGTATGGCAACTACGGGAGGAGAACAAGGATTTGATATTACACTAGATGATTTAAACAATCAAAACTATGTGCTTATGATTAGATTTAGAGGAGCCATTGGTTCAGCAATTCAAACAGGTACTATCAAACCAATGTTATGGCAAGAAAAGAATCTATTTGATTACACTAAAATTCCATACAAGGCAGTTGGCGATACAAGCGGTGGAAATAGCGTTACTTTATTCAACAACCAAGATGGTTCATTTACTATTGCTGGTAAAAACTTATTCAATGTTAATGGCAATGTAAATGTTAAGGGTTATAATAACTCTCAAGCAAATTCCAATACAGTAGCAAATGGCATATTGACTTGTGGGGCGAATAGAAATACCAACCATGGCGTCGGTCAAAGATTATATGGATTAAAAGGAAAAACTATATCATTCAGCGCTAAAATGAAATCTATGGGCGATGGTAATGGAGCAGTTCTCTATATTTATGACAATGGGGCAGTAAAGCAACAAGCGACTACAGCAACTTTAGATACTGTTTTTGCTATCAATAATTACACTTGTGAAACTGATGATATTGTTGTTGCCTTTGCTACTAATAATGGTACAGGAGCGCAAGTGTATGACATTATGGTAAACTATGGAGCAGCAAGTGCTGGTTATGTTGCATTTGATACTCCAGTGACATTAAGTCAAGGTTTCGTAAGTGATATTTTAAATTGGAATAACAACACGTTAAAGCTAAAATTAAAAGCAGGAACCATAACGTTAGATGCTTTATCTAAATCTCTTCCTTATTTTGAAGCATTGCTAACGCAAGGCGGTTCTGGGAAATTGGCAGTGTTTAACACTGCCAGTGCGACAATGAGTAAAACAATTAATCAAGAGTTGCTAGATGCTAGTGATACTGCCTTTAGATTTGGATTTTATAATAACCCTAATCAACTATCTACTCCAACCGTGGTATATCCTATTGTATATCAACCTTATGACGGTACATGGGAACCATTTACTGGTGGAGAACCTAGTCCAAATCCAAGTTATGCCCAAGAGCCTAAATTTATAGGTGATATTGGTCAAAACTTATTTGACGCTAGCAAATTGCCTACTAAATCACAAGGCGGAGCTACAATTACGAATAATGGCGATGGAAGTTTTACTATTAGTGGTAGTGGTAATACTACCGATAGTTATGCAAATTCTTTTGAAGGCGCTTTAAATGTAACACTTAAAGAGGGCACTATTTATTTGAAAAATGTCGGAAATATTACAAATCCATATTTGTCAATTGAATTTAAAAATAGTGATGGAGGTGTTATAAAAAGATTAAGTCTTCGAGGGGTTGAACAATCAAGCGCTTCTTTAACGAGTGATGATGTGTCGAAAATACAAATTGTTAGATATGCTATTTATACACCTGCATCCACGACTATTCAAACAGGAATAATTCGCCCAATACTCTACCAAGTAGGTGACGGTCAATATCGTCCATATAGCGAAACTCCTAAGTATTATTTGGATGTTAATGCTCAATCTGATAATTTATTAAATGGTGATTACTTCTATAATTATGGTCTTAACTATTTAATACAAAACTCATCGACTGCACTTAACGCAATTAGTAAAAAACAATATCGTGGTAGAAATTGTTTGTATGTCGATGCTACAAGTTCTATTTTAAGAGATTGTCAATTCTTAAGAAATAGATTTAAACCTAATACAAGATATTACATTAATATCACTATGTTATCTTATGATGCAAGTAAACCAAATCAAACAGGCTTATATGTGAGGGTTATATATACAGATGGAACTCGTTTGTTGATAGGTGTTCCAAATGAAGATAAATTTAATTCTACTTTTGTTTCTAGTGACCCGAACAAATCTATATCTTATATAGATTTATCTTATGCTTATCATAGTATTGGTTATATTGATTTAGATAACTCATTTATTTGCGAAGAAGCAATTTATAAGAAGTCTATAATTGATAATGCAAGCATAGATTTAGACCAACCATTAAGAGCGTTGCCTAATGGTGTGAGGGATTATATTACACAAGATGACAAGGTAATTAGAAATGTTGGGTATGTTGATTTGGGTAGTCTTAATTATGTTGATTATTCAAATTACAACGGATATTATGCGATGGTAGGTAATTTAAAAAGCGATAATTATGGTGAAGCAATATGTACACATTTTAAAGTGATAAAATCACATGGAGAAATGGGTATTAGAATTGGTGCAGGCAACTCCAATATTTATATTGAACAAGTAAGTAGTGTATATCCTACTGCTTCCGAATTTAAAAGCGCTATGAGTGGCGCTAAATTGTTTTACGAACTAGCTACGCCAACTACGAATGAATTAACCGATGAACAAAAGCAACAATGGCACTCATTGCAAAGATTTAGCGACAAAACTCATATCTATGGAAACTTTAAAACATCTATGATTGAGTATAATCAAGGATTGAAGAGTGGTGCGTTGCCAAAAGTTAGCGTTAAAAATATATCTATGTCGACAGATGCAAATATATTATATGAACCATATAATGCACAAAAAATTAATGTTGCAAATATTCAATTAAACAAATTATATAATGACAATGAATTGAGTTCAAACGGTATATTTGATAGTGTTGATTTAGAAAAAGCATTATTTACGCAATATATAAAGTTAACATCGTTCACAACGCCTACATCAATTGTATCGGGAGTTGGGGTTGATTATGTCGTAATTCCTAAACCTAGTGATTATTCGGGATATGGTAATACTACCAAAGGAGCAGTAATGGGGGATTCGTTTAGAAGTAGTAATTCAACAACATTGATTGACTACGAGGAATTTGTTTTGTATACTAGATATAATTCAAACTCATTTTACTTAAGCGTACCTAAAGGTATGAATATGGATTTAATTAAAAACTATTTATTAAATAGACAATACTATTATACGTTAACAAATCCTATCACCCTTAATATTGGTTCAAAATTAGGACAACAATGGGAAGATTTTAAATTAAATGCTGGAATGAATACTATTTATGATGATAGTGACAATGGCGTTTATCCTTATTTATATTTAACTTATAGAGATTCGGCTCAGACTTCATAGAAAGGGGGAATAGAGCAAAATGATATTTGGTTTTGATGCGAACTTAGGTTCAAGTGCATTAACTTCTTTAAGCACTACGACCCCTGACTTGGGGTCTTTTAATAAAATGGTTTTTTATAATAAAAACTATGATATGAAATTGACTCAAATTTATGGTAATTATATTGATGTAACCGAAGAATATTTAGAAAATTATGATGTGAGTGTTATACCAGTATTAAAGCCCGAAACTTATTTATTAGCTACGTTTAATCATATTATGGCAGCTGGTAACATTATTGGTTTTGATGGTAGCATTGATAAGTGGGTATTATATAGAAAAAATTCTAGTACCCAACAAGTAGAGCATATTACTAACCTTGATGGAGAAATTCAAAAATATATTGATTACACTGGATTAAAGGGTCAATCGTATAGATATTATATTTATGCTCAATCAGGTAGTAAAATGTCTAATGCCTTTGTTACTAATTATGTTGATATGGATTATTATGGATATTTCTTAATTGACAAGACCAATGAAAGGGTATATGTATTTGATACTAATGTAGGAGATAATGCAATTAGTAAAAATATGGTTTATGATACCTTTGAAGGAAATACTAAGTATGCTACTTATGCTGTTGGCAATATGGATTATGCTAGTGGTAACATTAGTGGATTGGTTAGAAGTCCTGAAAGTATCAAAAATGGTGATGATGTAAATAATAGTATTGAATTGTTGCAATCTTTAAGAAATTGTATTTACGACATTCATAGTGTCAAATATGTCAAAACACGAAAAGGTGAGATATTCAGGGTATTTACTTATAATTATAGCGAATCACCATTAGACCAAGCGATAGGTGCTCAGCCTATGATTGCTTCGTTCTCATGGAATGAGATTGATGAGGTGTAGTCAATGGAAAATAAATTGATTACACCCGAATATCTCCGTTATATATCTACAACAAAAATAACGAAACCAATATTCAGAGTAGAAATACTTAATAAATTTAATGATACTATTGAGAAAAGTATTAATGGATATGTGGAAAACAATAGCGGTAAGATTACAATAAGTAACACCGATGGAATGAGGAGAACTTGTTCATTAACGCTTAGAAACTATTCTAATGAGTTTACTGAGTATTTTGATGGAATAAGCCTAGGAGAAAGATTTAAAGTCTATTTAGGCTACGATATGGGTTCGTCACAAGTCCTTTTTCCGCAAGGGGTATTTATATACTCTAATCCTAGTTTGACGTCTGACACCGCCAGAAAGGTTGTTAACGTTGATGGGTCAGATAAGTGGTCGCTTATTTCTGGTGAGTGCGGAGGAATATTACAAGGAACTTATCAAGTTAAAAAGGGAACATCGTTGGGTGAATTTGTTAAAAATACTTTGGCTTTAGATATTGTTGGAGATTATACCCCTCCTAATATCGACGAGTCAGTATTTGATGCAAAAACAACCTATGATATTGTTCATGAAGCAGGGGAAACGATTGCTGATGTTGTTCTCGAGGTGGCTATGAATTTAAGTTGTAATGTTTATTATGATGAAAATGGAGTGTTTACAATGACTCCATTTATGATACAGAACGACCAAGCATTTATTCTTTCCATGAGAATGATATTAATTATATATCAGGAAAGAAAACTTATCAATTAGATGGTGTATATAATGCTGTATTAGTTGTTAGTGATAATATGCAAAATAATTCTACACCAATTAGGTCATATTTAGAAAACACTGATTTAAGCGATGAAAATAGTCCGCTTAATGGAACTCCGTTAAAGATATATATACCTAATAATTATTTGGATGGTATTGATACACAAGAGAAAGCTGATGCTAGAGCAAGATATGAATTAAAAATAGTTACTGCTATGCAAAGCACGGTATCAATTGAATCTAAAGCATTATATCACTTTGTAGAAAATAATATTGTAACAATAACCGACCCACATCTAAATTGTGATAATGAGAGATTTTTAATTAGTGGAATTAGTTTTGACATAGGTAGCAATGGCGGAATGTCGCTCGATGTTGTCAAGGCTAGAAAATATTTATAAGAGAAAGGAGTGCATAACATGGAAGATAGACAATCGTTGGCTTATTTAGAGTCATTTGTTAATACTACAGTAAAGAAACAAATCAATGATAAAATTAGGTCTAGTCATTTAGTATCTCGAAAAGCAGTAACGGTTCATGAATATAATGGCGTAGATAATACTGCTAGTATAATCTTTCCTACCGACCCCGACACTCCTTCTATCTATTATTATCCAAATAGAAGTGGTGTTGCATTACAAAAAGGTCAAAAAGTTTATTTAAATTATCAAGTAGATAATATTAGTCAAGGGTGGTTAGAATTAAATGAACCACTAACTATGTTTAGAGCAAAAGATATTTATGATATCGTATTTCCGTTGGGTATTATTATATCTAATATAAATGATGACTTTGACCCCAATGTAGCTTTCGAGGGAACTACTTGGATTAGGATTGCAGGAGTTTTTCAAGTTGGTCGTGACCCTAATGATAGCGAATCGAACCAAAAGGTAAATTTCAATAAGCCAGGTGGAACACGAATGGGTAGTAAATGGTTGGCACAACATAGACATGGTTGGGATGGTGTTAATGATGGTGCAGCAACATCGCCAGCCCAAGGGAACTATCCTTTTAGAATTTACCAAGATAGAAATATAAATTGGAGTGGTAGCATTGGTAGTATGCACTTTGCTGGTGCTGGTGATAGTGAAAATATCCCCCCAGCGATAGTGACAAACTTTTGGCAAAGGACAAAATAATGTCATTAAAATTTTTGTGGGAGAAGAAGAATGAATGATAATAAAGAATATAAACAAATCATAACTCCAATAAGGGGGTTATTACAATGATTGTTTTTCATAATGGCATTGGAGAATCGTTATTGACTAATACTATTACTGGTGATACTAGTTTTGACATTAATATCTTATTAGGAATTATTGGTGTAATAATATCAATCATTGTATATAATAAGTCAAGAAGCAAGGAAACAAAAGAAGATGTTGAATCAAAGGTTGCCAACGCCTTGACTAGCCAAAGAGAAATAGTAAAACTAGACGTTAAGTTAGATGGTATATCAACTACGATTAATACTATCAATGAAGAATTAAAAAAACAACGAGAAAGTTTTACCAAAATTATTCGTGAAATTGATGTTATTAATAATAATTTAAACAATATTAACAAAACAATTGATGACCACGAAGATAGAATTAGAAAATTAGAAAATAAAGATTAACTAAGAGTACATTAATTTGTACTCTTATACATATATTAAGAAGAAAAAGGAGGAATTGTTATGGCTTTATTTACTAAAATTAATACTCCATGTTCTACTGTTGGTGGTGTTCCTAACGCCAATAATAAAACCGATGAATTATTAAAAATAAACGCATTAGCAAAAAAGACCAATAGGTCAAATACAGGACAAATATCCTACACTAGCGAAACAAGTGGAACTATTTATAGAACTGCTGATTATCCAAATGTTGCTAATATTTATAACAAAGGGGAAACAGGTATTTATAATTTATTGATTAGATTATATGGTGGAGATAATGGTTTTATTATCACTCCAGATGATTATAACAATATCGAAAAAGAGTTGTCAAGCGTTTCTTCGGTGGCAAAAAATAGCATTAATGAAACATTAAATGATATTAATGATTATTCTAAAAATATCAGCAATCAAATTAGCGAGTTGAGAAATACTCAAGTTGCATTAAAAAACGAATATGCTCAAATTATACCATATGCAAATAAAAGCATATTAATATTAAGAGCCACACCTGTTACTAGTGCTGGTACTACAACAGCAACATTTAGTTGGGGCAATCAATATCCCAACTATTATTCTAAGGATGCGAGAATGTTAGACTTTCGCTTTTATATAAAGGGGTTAGGCAACAACTTGGAAAGATATGGTAGCGATGGAGTTATGCTTGCTCCATCATTTCAAGCCGATTTAGGTAGATACTATTGGAAAGTTGGATTGTATAGACCTAAAATAGAAATATCTAACCAAGAAAAAACAAGTATTAAGGTGACCTTTCAAACAATACAAAATCAAACCATAAAAGATGAGATAGTAGATATTTGGTTGAAATCATTTTATATAGTAGGAGAAGTATATATGGTCTTACAATTTGATAAAAAACAGTAAGAGAAAGGAGTAGTTATGGCAATAAACAAAAAAACAGATTTACCCATGTCTACGATTAATGTATATCCAAATGAGGGTAATTTAGTAGATGAGTATACAAAAATAAATGAATTGATGTATAAAACAAATCGTAGTAATTTTGGTCAAATTAGTTGGGAGTCATCAACAAGTGGTATATTATATAGAACGTCATCAAATGTTGACAACGCAAACGTATATAACAAGGGAGAAACAGGGTTATACAATTTGTTGTTGGAGATTTATGGCGGAGACGGAGGCTTTGTTTTGACGTTTGATGATTATAATAAAATTGCTCAAGAAATAGAATCCAATTCTGACACATTAGAAAGTGGTGTATCAGGAGTAAAAACAAATGCTCAACTATATAAACTTAGAGATGATAAAAATATTAATGGTATAAAAGAACAAAACATTCAAATACAATCAACAATTCAACAAATGCAAAACTTAACGACCATGACTTGCACACAACAAGTGTCTGAGTTGGTTTGGGGGTTTCCTTTAATATTTTATTTTGAATTACCGCAAGGGGCAGACTCTAATCAAGTATTTGTTTCTAATTTAGAGTTATTGTTGCCAGGAAGTGAATTTTGGACTAGCGGAGATAAGACGATTACTTTGACAGCCACCATCAATGATGGTGCTAGGGAAATCGTTGTTTTGGCTGATAACAAAGCCCCTATTTACAACAGTACTGACTTGGAAAGAGGAACAAAATGCAGGATAACTTATTGGTATAAACGAGGAGGTGTTAACGTTGGTGCTTAAAACTAAAATCAACCTACCCATTGATAGCGGTGGCGATTATCCTAATGTTAATAACAAGAGTGGCGAGGCAACAAAAATTAGTGAATTGATTCAAAATTTACAAAGAACCAATACAGGTCAAGTGCAATGGACTTCCCCAACGAGTGGAATAGTTTATAATACATCGAGTTCACAAGATGTTAATATAAATAACAAGGGCGAAACAGGGCTATACAATTTGCTAATTGAAAAATATTCTGGAGAAAATGGTTTTATGTTAAGCGCTAATGATTTTAACGATGTTCAACAAAGAATTGATGAGACATTTAACCCATTAATTGATGAAGTTAAACAATTATCAAATAAACAAGACCAAAGCGCTATAAAAAATGATATTAGTATAAATCAAATGATGAACAGCAACAATGATTTTTATGATGAATTGATTAGCTATTATAGCAATATGGATAAAGCAAAATATTTTGAAATAGAATATAACTTAGGAGATTCAAAACAAACAAGCGAAATAAATTGTGGAGTTCAATGGACTTATGATGTGCCATCTAATATATTTAATTTCCAAACACAAAATTTTGAAGTAGTTGGATATATGTGGAGAGGAAGAGATGAAACAAAATGGAGATGGGGTAAACAAGCTGGCGTATGCTCTGTTGTTAAGAACGGATTGGATAAAATATCATATATATCTTGTTATATGGCTAAAGATAGCACTACTGGAAATAGTACCGAGGGATATGTTGATATGCACGACACAAGTCCATTTGGCGGTAGATTAAAAGTATTAATTAGAGTTGCAAATAACTAATAAATAAGAGGGGTTTATATGGATAAGGAAAATGAGTGCAAAAAAAGTAACCATTGGCATAAAGGTTACAAATATGGAAGAAATAAAAGATTATCTTAATTCATTAAGTGAACAAGAAAGAAAACAATTAACACAACAAGATGTTTTTAAAATGATGAAAATAGAGACATATCAAGAATAAGGAGGATAAATTATGAAAGCAGACTCATTTAGAATTTCGTTTTCTACATCGCCAAACGAGATAAACGAATTAGGTGTAAATGGTTGGGATTTATTTGAATATCCCGAAGTTGTTAATTTATATAATTCTACTTATGGAATTAATATACAAAAAGATGGAGTATTGGCAAGATTACAAGTGATTGTAGAAACACAAGGTCAAGGTCAAATTGGATTTATTAATGATGTTAATAAATTTTGCGATTTGGTTTATGGAACTTATGATAGCATGGGATATAATGCTTTTAAGCATTGTTATATTGTACCAGAACCATCTATTAGCATAGATGTAGACAATCCATATGTAGTTAATCTAATTATTCATCAAGCATAAGAGAAGAGGTGATTATATGAACGATAAAGAAAATGGTGGTATTAGCTTGCCCATGGTTATTTCTTTAATTAAGAAATTGGGCGGAGACGGTAGCGGAGTAGGAGGAGAATATCTTCCTCTTTCTGGCGGTACAATGAATGGAAACATTACATTTAAAACAGGTATGTTATATGGAACTAGCAACGATGGAGAAACCATTCCTCTTGTAGGTGTTTCTAGTGGCGTTAATGTAAACGTTGGTGGAAGTAATAGACCATTGATGCTACAATCATCTCAACGACCATCATGGAATAATGTTGACTCTATTCAAGAGTTATCCACTTTACAAGATATTGATACAAAAGTAGGAAAAGATTATAGAGTGACAAGTGAAACATTGGAAATTAATGGAGTTGTTTCTACGATTGCTACATTCGATGCTCCCGACATTGCACAAGCATTAGCAAATATTCAAAATTATGAAATAACATTTAATTATAGTTATGTTTCTTCTGATGGTAAAATTATTATTGAAAACCATTTAGGAACAAGTGACAACAATGAATTAATGCAAATTGACTTAGATATACCAAGTGCTAAAAACGCAATTAATATCAAGGCACACGCATTAGGGTCTACTATCTCAATAACTAATTTTGTAATTACTTGTCATATTAGACCGTTAAATTTAGATATGTAATATTAAACTAAAAGAGAACTTAATCATAGTTCTCTTTTTTTATGTCACGACAATATGTTATTGGTATATATCATATAACCATCTAGAACTTTTTGCTCCTTTTGGTTGTTGCTTGATTATAGTTCCTATCTCTAAGCAATCTTGCTCATTGATAGATTTTTTATTAGTAATAGTCCAAAACTTTTCCACAAAGTCGATAATATTTATTTTATAAGTGTGCTTTGTTTCTCTAAAGTTAATAATTATGTAGCCAATTATATTATATTTTTTACAATCTTTATACATATTAACGATTTGGTGTAATTTAATACTCTTAGAATTACCATTCTTTTTGACTAAT